GTTGCTTTACATTCCAGGATGGTGGTGAACCGTAGGGAGTAGTGAGGTCGACCAAAGTCATCTCCCACAGGAGGATAGCATCCTGCGCAGAGCGCAAGTCGCGTCCTTTTAATGTGTGAGACATCCTTCGGACGGCAGTGCACCGAACGTGACGTTCGATGTCTTTCCAAGTCAGGATAACTTGGTTGAGCCGGTTTGACATATCTGCTACCTCCTATAAATCTTGGGGTAACAGACTGCCGCGGAGTAAGGTCCTTATGCGACCGCTGGATGTCGTACCTGTCTCAAACAGGCCAGACAATAAGCGACCGACAAAGGCCTTAACCATGTCAGCGGTGATATTTTCATTCGCTGGCAACTTCAGTACGATGTGACCTTCTATAGGAAGGGCAACCTCGTAAGAAGGATCGACAGAGTCAACTACTGTCCACACATCCGTCAATTGGCAGAGCACTGATGCTCCACGCCGAGACGGAGAGTAGAGAGTAGTGTCAATACCGGTATTGCGATAAACATCTCTAATTTCATTCATCGCAAAACGATACTTCTCCGGTCGATCGATCGGACTTGTGATATTCGTGATAACGGCCTCACCAGGCTCGTTTGTCCGAATTCTAAAGTCCGCTCCGAAGTTAACTAATCCAATTGGGATAGTTAGCTCTTCAACACCGGCTATGGGTGTATCTGTACGGTTGTACACTACACTTTTGGCCATAATAGGCCTCCTTTCTGTGCGCTTTAAACACGCACGGTAAGATAGGGCTACCGTCGCCGCAACTTTTGCGCGATAATAGCCGTGAGTTCCGCAATGTTGTGAAACTCATCTGGTGAACCAGACCGGTAAAGCGGGAGGTCGAGTGTTTTCTCTATGTTTCTTTTATAAATATTTAGAGATAAGCACCCTGACCATCTACTTCCCTCCGGCAGACCGATACGGTCTAACGGAATCGAATTGATCACAGTTTTCCTCGTCTTGATGGTACCGTGGACTGCCAACGTATTAAGATAAGTGTTGGAGTCAATTCGGGCCAACGTCCGACTCAAATCTGTAAACCAATCGACTACAAAACTGTACGGAATCAAATCCCATGCGTTTTGCAGGGTAGGTAGTATGTCCCAGTCCATAAGTGTCCTAATAAGTGACAAGAATTTGTCGTCAATGGGTGAATAGTAAATCTTAAGATTATACCTATCACTAACACTGACCCCATTTAAGGGACCGTTCTGACACAAGGACACGCGCCCGTCCATCGCACGACATACAGAATATATTTTCTTCTGTTGTTTCGGCGATAACGCTTTTCCGAGGGCATGGCCTAGCTCTCCTGAGTCTCTGATTGTTAATCGGAGACCGTATTTAAAGGAAAGCCAAACGTCAGCCAATTTCTTCATGGATACACGACCATGCAGGATATCCAATATGGATTCCACATCACGGCGTACATTCATGAGATCTCGGGCATAAGCTAAGGAATTAATATCCAGAGCTTGCGCGTTTTGTACTGCGACGTCAGTGAGGTCTCCCCATAACTCCTCAGGAGTCTCAGGGAGACA